AAGAAGGATACGATGATATTCAAACAATTGATCTAATGGCAGCAAAAAAACTCGCTGCTCCTTTCTGTCAAGCAAACATTTTAAAATACGGCAGTCGCTACGGAGATAAGGATGGTCGCAACAAACGTGACCTACTCAAAGTAATTCACTATGCTATGCTTCTGCTTAACTTTGATGGTCACTACAGTCGTACACAGAACGGTCTACAGGAGTTTAAATGAGCACAGTCGCACTTTCCCAAACTACTCTGAATATTCTAAAAAACTTCGCCACGATTAACAATGGCATTATTATCAAAAAGGGAAACACATTACGAACCATTTCCAACGCTGAAAATATCTTGGCTGCGGCAAATGTGGAAGAGTCTTTTCCTCGGACTTTTGCGATTTATGATCTCAATCAGTTTCTCGCTGGTCTTAGTTTGTTTGACAATCCTTCTCTGGTCTTTGACAATGCTGATTATGTTACTATCAAAGACGGACGTAGCCGTGTCAAATACTATTTTTCAGATCCTGAGATTACGCTCAAGACTGCTCCCGACAAATCGGTAAAGTATCCTGGTTCAGATATTCAGTTTACTCTGTCTGCTTCTGATATCGCTGCTATTCAGAAAGCAACTGGTATTTACAAACTGCCTGATTTGAACATCAGTTCTGATGAAGAGATTGTTCTTTCAGTGCGTGATAATGAAGTGTCAACTTCCAACACGTATGATATTGTTGTTCCTGGAACTTTCGAAGGAACGCATTCTCTTGACCTAAAGGTTGAGAATATTCGCCTCCTTCAAGGTGACTATGTGGTTGGTGTTTCTAAGCATCACATTTCTGAGTGGAAGCATCTAAACCTTGACGTTACATATTACATTGCGCTTGAACCTTGATGAAAAAATTTCTGTGGGTGGAGGAATATCGTCCTCATACTATTGAAGACTGTATCCTCCCTGATTCGTTAAAGAAAGTATTTACTGGATTTGTAGAGCAGGGAGAGATTGCTAATCTCCTTCTGTCTGGTCCCCCTGGCGTTGGCAAAACTACAGTTGCCAAAGCATTGTGTGAAGAACTTGACCTTAGTTACATTGTCATTAATGGTTCTGATGAAGGTCGTTTCCTTGACACGATTCGAAACAAAGTTAAACAGTTCGCATCAACTATCAGTCTCACTGGTGGTGGTAAACATAAAGTTGTTATCATTGATGAGGCAGATAACACAACACATGATGTTCAGCTTTCTCTTCGCGCATTTGTTGAAGAGTTTCATAGCAACTGCCGTTTCATTTTCACCTGTAACTTCATCAACAAGATTGTCGAACCCCTCCATTCCCGTTGTACCGTCGTTGACTTCCGCACCAAAGCGGGCGAGCAGCAGAAACTCCAAGCGGCGTTTTTCGCCCGCTTACAGGGCATCCTAGACGCCTCTGGCGTGGCGTATGAGGACAAGGTGCTGGTCAAACTGATTCAGCGTTACTACCCCGATTGGAGGCGTCTTCTGAACGAAGCACAGCGCCACTCAGCAAGCGGTTCCCTTGACTCTGCTGTGCTCTGTGATATTGCTGACGTTAATATTGACCAGCTCATGCGAGCGATGAAAGGTAAGGAATATAATGTTGTTCGTCAGTGGGTTGTAGATAATATGGATAGTGATCCCAACACTATCATTCGCAAAATCTACAATGCTCTTAGTGAAGTGCTGGAAGGTTCTTCTATTCCTCCTGCTGTGTTGGTGCTTGCTAAGTATCAGTATCAGATTGCCTTTGTGGCAGACCAAGAGATTAACCTTCTCGCTTGTCTAACTGAAATCATGGTGGAGTGTAAGTTTAAATGAAATCACTAAAGACCCCTCTTCGTTATCCTGGTGGCAAATCTCGTGCCATGAAATACCTCCTCCCTAGGATGCCTAAGGATGCTACTGAATATCGTGAACCTTTTCTTGGTGGTGGCAGTGTAGCAATCGCGTTCACAAAAGAATACCCTGACATTCCTGTGTGGGTGAATGATCTTTATGAACCCTTGGTAAACTTCTGGCAGATGCTACAGACAAGACCTGATGGATTGTTTGTTCTCCTGGAGGCATACAAGAAAGAACACTCAACACCAGATACTGCCAGGGAACTTTTTAACTACTGTAAAGAAGATCTGAACGATAGTGAGAAACCAGAACTTTGTAGAGCTGCTGCTTTCTATGTGGTTAACAAGTGTAGTTTCTCTGGTCTGACTGAATCATCTTCATTCTCTCCACAAGCAAGTGACCATAACTTTACTATGCGAGGTATTGAAAACCTTCCCAAATATTCTGAACTAGTTCAGAACTGGAAGATTACTTGTGGTCCTTACTGGGATATGATGATGACTTCTGCTCCTGTAGGTACATTCTGGTTCTTTGACCCTCCTTACGATATCAAAGATAATCTTTATGGAAAGAAAGGAGAGCTACACAAAGGATTCAATCACGAAGAGTTTCATGCTTGGATTACTCAGGGGAATGTAAAAGATAAGTGGATGATTACTTACAATACCAACCCAACTCTCGTAGAGTGGTATGATGGTTACTATCAAACCAAATGGGATTTGACCTATACTATGCGTTCAGTGGGTGACTACATGAACGAGCAAAAAGACCGCGCTGAACTATTGATTACTAACTATGACGAAACCATCTCTAACGGAATATTTGAACTCAATAAATCAAAACAAGAAGTCGGTAGTTATTGACGAGGAATCTGAAAAAGCATATCCACCTTTTATCGTCAACAAGTGTCTTGCTGCTTTTCACGATACAGTTCTTTTTGCTAATGAGATGAATATGTATCCTCACTTGGACAAGAAGTTACAGTATGACTTTTTTATAAATAGTATCAACCCGCGCAAGCGGTTTTCGCCGTGGGCGAAAAAATCTCAAGTAGAATACCTTGATGCGATTAAGGAGTATTATGGTTATAACGACGATAAAGCTCTACAGGCATTGAGAATTTTATCAAAAGATCAACTTGAACACATTAAAAAACTTGTAGACAAAGGTGGAAAGAAATGACTCCTGATATTGAAGTAGAATGGAAGCAAGCTGATATGGTTGAGGTGACTCTCAATGAACCTGATGATTTCCTCAAAGTTCGTGAGACCTTAACCCGTATCGGTGTAGCATCTCGTAAAGAAAAGAAAATCTACCAATCTTGCCATATTCTTCATAAGCAAGGTAGATATTATATTGTTCACTTCAAGGAGCTGTTTGCCCTTGATGGAAAGAATACAAATCTTTCAGTGAATGATGTTCAACGTAGAAACAGAATCATTCAACTGTTATCCGATTGGGGATTGATTTCTGTTGTTAAAGCAGAAGCAATCGCTGATGTTGCTCCGTTGAATCAAATCAAAGTTCTTGCTTTCAAAGAGAAAGATGAATGGACGCTTGAAAGTAAATACAACATTGGTCGCAAAAAGACCGAAGTAACCGAATAATTTTGTAGGGAGTTCCACACTCCCTTTTTTATTGCTTTCTGATATATAATAATGAAGACGCCTTCGGGGTCTTAAACAAACTCTCGCTTATTAAGGAGAACTAAAATGACAAACGCATATACTTGGGATGTCTATTCCCCATTTGGAGTTGGATTAGAAAGCATTTTCAACAGACTGGATGCCATGTCTGGGCACAATACTAACTATCCACCTTACAACATCATCAAAAATGATAGCTCTAACTATGAGATTGAAGTCGCTCTTGCTGGATTTAAACCAGAAGAGATTGAAGTCTCTACAGAACAAAGCATTCTCAGAGTTGCCTCTAAGTCTGAGAAACGAGATACTGAAAGAACATACCTCCACAAAGGTCTCTCCAAACGTTCCTTCAATCACTCCTGGCAACTATCAGAAGATGTCAGAGTATCCTCTGTAGATTTTGCTGATGGATTACTAACAATCTCATTGGAAAAAATTATCCCAGAGCATCAAAAGCGCACGATGTATAAAATTGGATCTGGTAGTAAGCAACTACTTACGGAAGGATAAATAGACGCGGGGCAACCCAAATATCGTCGGCACGATGGGCGAGACTGGCAACTATCAGTCTTGCCCTATTTTCTTTTTTGTGCTATAATCAAATTATCATTAGGAGAATTATATGATTCCGAGAGTTATGATTTTAAATTCTGGAGAAAGAATAATCTCTGGAGTTTCTGAAGTAACTGATGAAAATGGTCAGGGTATTTGTTTACTTCTTAAGTGTCCGTATATTCTAGATATGGCACCAACAGGAGACTATAATACAGATGGCAATCCATCTCAATTTTCTATTAACTTTACCAAGTGGTTTGCGTATTCTAAATCAGAAGAATTTCGTATTCCATATACTTCGGTAGTTGCTTTGGGTGAACCAGAAGATGGAATTCTTGATGTATACATGAAAAAATTTGGAGATAAATTAAATGACAACAACACCGTACCAACCAGTGATTCAAGTGATAGTTCTGAAGGATCGGGATTATCTAATAGCGGAGATAGAAGAAAGGGAAGAAAGTCCAGAGTGTCTTCTGACGAATCCGTATCGGATTCTTGATTTAACTTATTGGGATCATTCCAACGTAGATTATAAAAGCGTTCGTAATCCTGATGCTCTCTTTATTAGTGAAAGCACGGATAAAGAAATTGATAGGGAGGGTAATGAAATAACAGTTACTCAGTCTGATTATATTCTTTTGGAGAAATTTCCCAAGTATACAAATCAAACACAAATCTACATGCGAGCAGATGACATCCTCACCATTTGCGATCCATCGTATTCTGTGTTAGAATACTACCAGAAGACCCTGGGTTGACGACGCATGAAGTTTTATACGAACATTGAACAGGCGGGGAATCGTATCCTCGTTCGTGGTTATGAAAATGGTGAGCGTGTTCAGTATCGTGTAAACTACAATCCCAAACTGTATGTGCTTAGCAATAAGCAAACAGATCATAAGAGTCTGGATGGGCGCTTCCTCAAGGAAGTCTCTCCAGGCTCTATTAATGATTGTAGGCAATTTATCAATCAGTATGAAGGTGTTGAGGGATTTGAAATTCACGGAAATACTAGATACTTGTATCAGTACATAAACGAAGCATATCCCGATGATGAGATTCGTTTCGACTCTTCCCTCATTCGCACATTTACTTTGGATATTGAAACTGGAGCAGAAAACGGTTTCCCTGATATTGAATCGGCAGACCAAGAGATTCTACTCATTTCTATCCGTGATTCTTTTACAAATCGTATCACTGTCTGGGGAAGCAAGAGTTTCCAGAATGAAGACAGACAGGTTGATTACATCCATTGTAACGATGAGACGAAACTCCTTTCGTGCTTCCTCAGATGGTGGCAGGAGAATACCCCCGACGTAATCACTGGTTGGAACGTTCAGCTATTCGATATGCCATACATCTGCCGACGTATGGATAGAGTGCTGGGTGAAGATCACACCAAACTTCTATCGCCTTGGAAACTAATCTCATCGCGTGAGATTTTCATCAAGGGTCGCAAACAGATTGCGTATGATATTCCTGGCATCGCCACGTTGGATTACCTTGAACTTTATAAGAAGTTTACGTACACCAACCAAGAATCATATCGCCTAGACCATATCGCATCTGTGGAACTGGATGCCAAGAAA